TCGCTCCTGCACGGCGAGGAGCTACGCCGGACAGGAGCCCCGCAGCGGCGGATCGGCCCGGACGAAGAGCTGATCACGCTGACCGAGGCCACGCGGCACCTGCCCAAGGTGGACGGCAAGAAGGTCGCCCTCTGCACCTTGTGGCGATGGTGCCGGCTTGGCCTGCGGGGCGTGTTCCTGGAGTACGTTCGCGTCGGGCGGAAGATATGCACCACGCGAGAGGCCCTCCTGCGGTTCTTCTCCGAACTGGCCGACCTCGATGACTTCATACGGCCCGACACCCGCTCCCGCCCCACCGCTCTGAAGCGACGCCCCATCACCTCGCGCCAGCGGCAGCGTGCCCTGGCCGAGGCCGACGCCGTCCTGGAAAGGGCCGGGATATGAACTCGCAAAAACATCAGCAGGCCCCGCTGGGGCCCGCGGAAAGGAGCCACATGAGCCGGATTGGATACAGGTATCACTTCGCCAAGGACACCGACCGCCGCGAGGCCGAGGACACGCTGATGCTGACCTTGCTTGCGGCCGATGGGCTGTTCGGCCGCTGCCGCGTGCGGATGGACGCGGCGTGGGCAGTCGACGAGAGCATCAACGTCATCGTCATCGACGCTGGCACGCTCATCGGCATGACCGTCAGCCTGATCTTCACGGCCTTCATCACGGCCGAGTTCGGCGCCTCCGCTTTCGACGTGCGGCAGGTGTCGCTCCATCCTTTGTTCACCTCGCAAGCCAAGGCGTAAGGAGACACCCATGACCCGAACACTGCTGGACATCACCGAAGATCTTCAGGCCCTGGACGACCTGCTGACCGAGGCCGGCGGAGACGTCACCGGCGTCGAGGCAACCGTAGACGCCTGGTTGGCCGAGTTGGAGAAGGACCTCAAGGGCAAGGTGGACAACTACGCCGCCCTGATCACCGCGATGAACGCCCGCGCCGAGGTCCGCAAGGCCGAGGCCGACCGGCTCTACCATCGGGCAAAGGTGGACGCCGGCAACGCCAAGTTCCTCCGTGACCGGCTGAAGTTCGCCCTGGAACAGCGCGGCGTCTCGAAGCTCGAGACCGCCCGCTACAAGGTGGGCGTCTCGAAGGTCGGCGGCGCCATACCGATCATCATCCCCGACCCGGCCGCCGTCCCCGCCGACTTCGTTCGCGTCACCGAAATCCGCCAGCCGGACAAGGACGCCATCCGCAAGGCCCTGGAGTCGGGCCGGGATGTGCCGGGCGCCGCTCTTGGCGTTCGCGGGACGTGCCTCACGATCCGGTAGCAACCTGAAGGGAACTCCAATGAAACAAAACAACCAAATTCACTGCTGCTTGGGCTGCGGGCGCGACACCCGCGGCGACTACTGCCCCCGCTGCATCGGACACGGCGGCCGGGAGGTCGGCAAGGGCCGGGGCTACCCCGCCAGGCCCATCGCCGAGACGCCGCTGGAGGACGACTACAGCGAGGAATCAGACGCCGACAGCATCTGCGAAGACGACTCGGCGTCGACTTCGAGAGTCCTCTGATATTCCCCGGGCCCTGGTGGCAGCGCTGCGGCATGGACGTCCGCGCCGGGCGGGTTCGATTCCCGCCGCCCGGAATGGCTGGCCAGCCAACAAGAAGAGACCAACGAAAACCTACTTTCACGAAAGGACAAACATCACATGCAACTTCCATCCGCTGTACTGACGCAGGCTAACCTGCGGGCACCCAAGGGCATCGTCTACGGCCCGCCGGGGATCGGCAAGACCACCTTCGGCGCCGGGGCGCACAAGGCGTTGATCGTAGACTGCGAGAACGGCGCGGCGCACGTCACGTGCGACCGCACCCCGTACTTGTCCAACTGGCCCGTCATCCGCCAGTGGCTCGAAGCCCTGGCCAAAGGCGGCCACGGGTACAAGACGGTCGTCGTCGACTCGGTTGACTGGCTGCTTCGGCGGCTCGAAGAGCACGTCTCCGGCGTCAAGGACACCGACCACGGCATGTCGCAGACGATGAACCGCTCGCACGGCGGCTACGGCAACGGCAAGCAAGTGCTGAAGAACTACGTCTATCAGTACCTGCTGCCGATGCTGGACAGCATCGTCAACTCCGACATGGCGGTGGTGCTGCTGGCGCATGCCACGCGGCACGAGGTCACGTCCATCGACGGCGCGACCGCCGAGAAATCCGCCCCGGACATTCACCCCGACCTGGTCGGCACGATGATCGAATGGTCCGACTTCGTGGCCGCGGCCCGCAAGGACGTCAACAACGTCCGCGAACTGGTCCTGAACGAGACGGGCCAGCAACTGGCCAAGAATCGTTACGGCATCGAGTCGGCCCTGCCCATGAACTGGGACGCCCTGATGAGCGCCGTGTACCAGTCGCAGCCCCCCGTCCCGCAGTCACCGGCCGGCGCTTCCGCCGCCGACACCAATAACCCCGAAACCCAAACCCAAGGAGTGACCACCAATGCCTAACCTGAACGGATTTGACGCCGGCAACGTTGAGCCGGTCCCCAGCTTCGACCCGATCCCCGCCGGGCAGTACGTTGCGATGATTACGGCCTCGGAAGAAAAGACCAGCAGCAAGGGCAACAAGTTCCTGAGCCTGGAATTCGAGGTCATCGACGGCCAGTACAAGGGCCGCAAGGTCTGGGTGAACCTGAACCTCAGCCACCCCAACCCCGAGACGGTGAAGTTCGCCCGCGCTGAGCTGGCCTCGATCTGCAAGGCCGTCGGCGTGCTCAAGCCGCAGGACAGCGTGCAGCTTCACAACCTGCCCATGCTGATCTCGGTCAAGTGCGTCAACCGCAAGGACACGGGCGAACTCCAGAACCGCATCAAGAGCTACGCCCTGAAGGCGGCTGCCGGCGGCCAGCCTCAGCAGGCCCCGGCCAACGGCACCACGCCGCCGTGGAGGCGCTGATGTTCATCATCGAGCTTCCATATCCGCCCAGCGTGAACCGCTATTACCGCCACGTCGGCTTTCGGACGCTCATTAGCCGCGAGGGTCGCGCATACCGCCGGGCGGTGTGCGCGACCCTCCGGCGGGCGGGTGTACGGCCGATGGACGGCACGTTGGCGGTCGGGCTGGACCTGTATCCGCCCGACCATCGCACCCGCGATGCGGACAACGCGCAAAAGGCCCTGCTGGACGCGATGCAGCACGGCGGGGTGTACCGCGACGACAACCAGGTCAAGAAGCTTCTGACCATCATGCGGGACACCGTCGTGCCCGGCGGCAAGGTCATCGTCTGCGTCCTCCCCCTGGACCCCTCAACCGTGAAGGAAATCCAACATGAGATTGCCCCTTAAGAAGATACGCCTGGACGGCGGGACGCAGACGCGAGCCCGCATCCGGGAGGACATCATCGAAGAGTACGCCGAGGACATGAAGTCCGGCGCGCCCTTTCCGCCGCTGATCGTCTTTCACGACGGCAAGGACTACTGGCTGGCTGATGGCTTCCACCGATGGGGCGCGGCGATGCAGCTTCATCTCGACTCCATCGAGTGCGAGATTCGCCAGGGCACGTTGGCCGACGCCCAGTGGTACAGCTTCTCAGCCAACAAGGCCAACGGCATGCGCCGAACCAACGATGACAAGGTCCGGGCCGTCAACGCGGCACTGCGTCACTGCAAGGGTGAGCGGAGCAATGTCGAGATCGCCCGGCATGTTGGCGTCGATGACCATACCGTCGCCAAGTACCGGCAGGAACTCGCCAGCGCCGGGGAAATCCCCGACGGCGCCAGCCCGCGTAGCGCATCTTCGGAACTTCCGAAGATGCCCAACAACGGCATCCCCGGCGAGACCGCCCGCGTCGTAACTCGCAAGGGCCGGTCGTACACGATGCGGACGGCCAACATCGGCCGGGCCATGAAACCCCGCAGAGAGAATTCCCAGAGCATCTCGCTGCCCACCGACAACCCCCGTGTGGCCGCCGGGAATATGCTGTCGCGCTACGAGCGGACGTTCCTTGCGGCGCTGGTCAGAGAACTCGACGCACTTCTGAAGGAGCAGGCTGAGTCGTGATCTCGCTTCGCCCATATCAATCCGCCGCCGTGGAGGCGGTGTACCGCCACCTGAGGGATCACGACGACAATCCCGTCGTCGTGATCCCCACCGGCGGCGGCAAGACGCCGGTGATGGCCACCATTTGCGATGACGCCGTCCGCAAGTGGGACGGGCGCGTCCTGGTTCTCACGCACGTCCGGGAATTGCTGGAGCAGACCGCCGGCACGCTGTCCAGCATGGCCCCGCAATTGGACGTGGGTATCTACTCCGCGGGCCTGCGCCGCCGGGACACCGAGCATCGCGTCATCGTCGCGGGCATCCAGTCGGTGTACAAGCGGCCCGGCGACCTTTTTGGCGAAAGAGCCTTTGACATCATCCTTATAGATGAAGCGCACATGATCCCGCCCGAGGGGGACGGGATGTACCGCCAGTTCCTCGCGGACGCCAAGGTCATCAATCCCCACATCCGCACGATCGGTCTGACGGCCACGCCGTTTCGGATGGCCAGCGGGTCGATCTGCCAGGCCAACCACTTCCTCAATTCCATCTGCTTCCAGGTCGGGGTGCGAGAGTTGATCCGCGACGGCTACCTCTGTCCGCTTCGTACCAAGGCCGCCATTGCCAAGGCGGACACCAGCAGCCTGCATGTCCGGGGCGGGGAGTTCATCGCCAGCGAGACCGAGGAATTGATGGACCAGGACGGCCTCGTCCGCGCCGCCTGCGCCGAACTGGTCCAGCAGACCCAGGACCGCCAGTCGGTGCTGATCTTCGCCGCGGGCATCCAGCACGGCCTGCACATCGTCGCTGCGCTCCAGCGTGACTACGGCATCGAGTGCGGCTTCGTCTGCGGGGACACGCCGACGCCCGAGCGGGACCGGGTGATCGCCCGCTTCCGGCGGCAGAGCGGCAAGGGCCTGTTCGGCGACAACCGTCCACTGAAGTACCTGTGCAACGTCAACGTCCTGACCACCGGCTTTGACGCCCCCAACGTGGACTGCATCGCCATGTTGCGCCCGACCATGTCGCCGGGCCTTTACTACCAGATGGTCGGCAGGGGCTTTCGGCTCTGCGATGGCAAGACCGACTGCCTGGTGCTGGATTTCGGTGGCAACGTCATGCGTCACGGACCCGTCGACGACCTGCGTATCACCGAGCCGGGCAGCGGCGACGGCGAAGCGCCGGCCAAGGAATGCCCGCAGTGCCACGCGGTCATCCACGCCGCCTATGCCGCCTGCCCGGAGTGCGGCCATGTCTTCCCGCCACCGGAGCGCCAGCGGCACGACGCTGAGGCATCCACAGAGGGCGTGCTCTCCGGCCAGGAAACCGTCACTGAGTACCCGGTCCAGGAGGTGAACTACGCCGTCCACGTCAAACGCGGGGCCGACGAGAACGCCCCCAGGACGATGCGGGTGGAATATCGCATCGGCTGGAACAAGTACATCAGCGAGTGGGTCTGCTTCGAGCACAACTGTTACGCCCGGGCCAAGGCCGAGGCCTGGTGGCGCCAGCGGTCCAACGAGCCCGTCCCTCGCACAGCCGGGGAGGCGGTGGGCATCTGCGAGGGCGGCGGCATAGGTAACACGCTGTCCGTCCAGGTCCGTCGCGTGGCCGGCGAACCCTACGACCGGATCATCGGCCACACACTTGGCGAAAAGCCCCCGGCGATGGCCGCCGGCGACCTGGCTGGCCCGGAACCCGAGTATGTGCCGGCCATATCGGACGACGACATCCCGTTCTGATCGGGAGGAGAGATAACCATCAACACAACAGAATCCGACAAGCGGCTGGCGCGGGAAGTGCGGCAGTTCCTGCTGGCCGTGCTGGCCATGCCCACTGGGCCACTGGAGCACCTGGTGCAGCTGGCGCACGAGTCCACCGCCGGCCAGAAAGACGACCCGCCGGAGATCTTCGAGGGCGAAGGCGTCAGCCGTCAGTGCCTGCGGATGTTCTGGCACTTCCGCTGCAATCTGGAGGCTGTCATGCCACCGGAGGCCCGCGGATGATTCTGGACACGGCCACATCCTATCTCCGCGCCGGCCTGTGCGTCCTGCCGGCGGTCCTGGACCAGAAGCGCCCGGCGCTGGCCGCGTGGAAGCCCTATCAGGCCTGCCTGCCGTCTGAGGCGCAGGTCGCACAGTGGTTTGCCTCAGCCCAGGCGTGCTGTCTGCTGACCGGCGCGATCTCCGGCAACCTGGAGATGATCGACTTCGACTGCGGCGGGGAGTTGTTCGACCGCTGGGCCGAACTCATCGAGACCGAGGCCCCAGGCATCCTCCAGCGTCTGGTCATCGAACGCTCACAATCCGGCGGGCGGCACGTGGTCTATCGCTGCCTGTCGCCCGTGCCGGGCAATGCCAAGCTCGCCCAGCGGGCCATCATTACCGCCACCAACGACCCGGTTGTTGTCGGCGGCAAGGAGTACGTCCCTCGGAAGACGGGCGACCATTACGAGGCCCTCGTCACGCTCATTGAGACGCGCGGTGAAGGCGGGCTCTTCCTCTGCGCCCCGTCGCCGAAGTATGCGCTCCAGCAGGGCAGCTTTGAAGAACTGCCCGTCCTTTCGAACGACGAGCGGTCCGTCCTGATCATCGCCGCCCGGTCTCTGAACGGGGTGGTCGAACCGGCAAGTCAGGCCGCCGCGTTCGCCGAGGCCGTCGGCGGTCGCCCGGGTGACGAGTTCAATAAGCGCGGGGACGTCCGCGAGTTCCTGCTGCGCCATAGCTGGACGCTGGCAAAGTCCGGGGACAACGAGTACTGGCGTCGGCCGGGCAAGGCCGGCGGCTGGAGCGCCACGTTCAAGGACCGGGTCTTCTACGTCTTCTCCTCCAACGCCGACCCGTTCCAGCCGGAGCGCGCCTATTCGCCCTTTGCGGCCTATGCCGCCCTGGAGTATGGCGGTGACTTCGCCGCAGCCGCCGCGGCGCTGCGGGCGCAAGGTTACGGCCAGTTGCCCGACACATCGGGCGTCGATCTGTCGGCGTTCACCTCCGCGCCTCAGGAACCCGACCTGGCGCCTGATGCCCCCGAAGACCCCGGGCCCGTGCCGGAGGAACTGCTGCACGTGCCTGGCTTCATCGCCCAGGTGATGGACTACACCCTTCGGACCGCGCCGTACCCGGACACCGTCCTGGCGTTCTGCGGGGCGGTCAGCCTCCAGGGGCTCCTGGCGGGCCGCAAGGTCCGCGACGAGGCCGACAACCGCACCAGCCTATACCTGCTGGGCTTGGCCAACTCTGGCGTGGGCAAGGACCACCCTCGCAAGGTCAACCAGCGCATCCTGCTTTACTCCGGCCTGGCGGAGAACTTCGCCGAGACCTTCGCCTCCGGCGAGGGCATCGAGGACCGGCTGCTGGTCCAGCCCGCCATGCTCTTCCAGACCGACGAGATGGACGGCCTGATCTCTGCCATCGCCCGCGGCAAGGAGATCAGGTTCGAGGGCATCATGAACGTGCTACTGAAGATGTACACCTCGGCCAACGGCATCTACGCCATGCGGGTCAAGGCGGGCAAGAACGCCAACCGGGGCGTCATCGACCAGCCGTGCCTGTGCATCTTCGGCACGGCCATCCCCAAGAACTTCTACGAGTCGCTGTCCAGCAAGATGCTCACCAACGGCTTCTTCGCCCGCATGCTGATCCTGGAGACCGGCAAACGCAGTAGCGGCCAGGACCCCGCCGGCGACGATGTGCCCGAGTCCATCATCGCCATCGCCAGGTATTGGGCCGAGTTGCGGCTGGGTAAGGGCAACTTGGAGAGATGGCACCCCACGCCCAACATCGCGCCCTACACCGCCGGGGCAAAGGCCATGCTGGCCGAACTGAGGGCGCACGCCGACGAGCAGTACTCCAAGGCCGAGTCCGCCAACGACACCATGGGCATGGCCATCTGGGCGCGGGCCAACGAGAAAGCCCGGCGTCTGGCCCTGGTCTATGCCTGCAGCGCCAACCACGCCAGCCCCGTCGTGGATGAACCTGCCGCTCGCTGGGCAGGACAACTCGTCAGCCACCAGACCCACCGCATGCTCCACATGGCCTTCGAGCACGCCAGCGAGAACGAATTCGACGCCAAGCGGAAACGCGTCCTGCGTGAGATTCGCAACGCCCCCAGTGGGCGCATCACCAAGACGGCCCTGTGCCGCCGCCTGCGGGCGATCCCCTCGCGCGAGCGCGACGAGATCATCCTGGCCCTGCTGGAGGCCGGGGACG